GCAAATGCCTGGTCCTATAACCAATCAACATGTCAGGCTTGCGGATACTATTGGTCTTCAACATTTGGAGAGTGCTCAACTACACCGTGGCCTCCATCACCTTCACCAGTAGCACCTTCACCAGTAGCGCCTAGCCCTGTAGCGCCTAGCCCTGTAGCGCCTAGCCCTGTAGCGCCTAGCCCAGTTGCTCCGTCACCTGTTGCACCAGTAGCACCTTCACCAGCATCACCTAGCCCAGTAGCCCCTAGCCCAGTAGCGCCTAGCCCTGTAGCGCCTAGCCCTGTAGCCCCTAGCCCAGCAGCGCCTAGCCCAGCAGCGCCTAGCCCTGTAGCGCCTAGCCCAGTTGCTTCATGCGATTGTGAAACACAAGGATGTACAACTACATGCTGTATCCCATGTGGAGGTATGATGAGCGGTGGATCATGCGTCTTCTGTTAATGTTTAATGGTATACTATAAAGAAAAGAGGAGGATAAAAAATGCAAAGAAAATTTATTTTAGTAATTGATGGAGAGTCTGGTCCAGATTTAGTTCTTGATGATCAGGCTACTTCACAAAGTACAGCACTATGTGCAGCATTATCTTCTAACCCAACTATTGTTGAGGTTAGTCCAGATTTGCAAATAGGCATAGGCTGGTCATGGGATGGTTCAAACTTTACTGCTCCACAGGAGTAAGTAATGTCTGAAGAACTAACCCCCTGGCAAAAATATAAACAAAATCTAGGAGATACAAGACCCTGGGATTTGGTAAACCCAAATACAGAATGGGCATCTGAAGATATTTCTAGTAATAGATATTCCATATGTCAGTCTTGTCCAGAATTACTAAGATTAACAAAACAATGTAAAAAATGTGGATGTTTTATGTATGCAAAAACAAAATTACAAGCAGCAACTTGTCCTTTAGGTAAATGGTAATATGGAAAAAATAGAATTAGCACCAGGAATAGTATCTTATAAAAATGTTTTAGATCAGTCTGATTTAAATACATTAACAGATGATATAGAAGAAAGTTTAAAAGCCTTAAACATTGACTGGCAACTTTCAGAAGTTCAGGGTTCACAATATGTCGAGGTAGACACAAATTCTAGAGATACACATATTATAGGAGTTCCGTATTACGATAAAATAGTTGAAGAATTTCATAGTCCATCAGATGCATTCTTTATAAGTTTATCTAATTTATTTTTTTCAGCATTTAATCCAAGAGAAATAGATTATAAAAATATGTATCAATTTGCAACAGACTGGCATGATCAATATGGACTTTTAAAATACGGGGTAGGTCAAAAGTTTACAAACCATATAGATGATCATATAAATCATCATAGAAGAATGTCTACAACATTTTATTTAAATGATAATTATGAGGGTGGCGAAATTTTATTTCCAAGATTTGGAATAGATCACAAACCAGAAAAAAATGAATTATTGGTTTTTCCATCTACATATGTTTATAATCATTCTGTACTTCCAGTAAAAAGTGGAACAAGATATGCTGTTGTGAGTTGGTTAAAATGATTAAAATTAAAGATCCAGAAATAATGTCAAATGTTTTTAATGATATTGATTATTTTACTTTTAAAAAATATTTATTTGAAAAACCAAAATTAGCAAAAGACTATTCTGCTGGATTTGGAAGATATTGTTTTAATGATTCATTAATTAATGAATATTCTGAAAAACTATTGCCAATTGCTAGAAAACATTTTGATAGTGAAACTTTAGTTCCATCATATTCTTTGTTTGCACATTATCAAGGAAATGAAGCATCTTTATATAAACATAGAGATGATAATGCTTGCACATATACAATTGATTATTGTGTATATCAAACAGAACCGTGGGATTTATATGTTGATAATAAAGCATATACACTTAAAGAAAATGAAGCATTAGCATATTTTGGAAACGACCAATTACACTGGAGAGAAAAATTTCCAAACCCAGAATCTGGTCATGTTGCGATGATATTTTTTCATTTTGTTGAACCAGACCATTGGTGGGTACAAAAAGGTCCAGGTTATTTAGAAGTAATTCGTGGAAACATAACGGAGGAACAATGGAATCAAAATCAGCACTAGTACTTGGAGCAGGTGGATTCATCGGAAGCCATCTTGTCAAAAAATTAAAAGAAGAAGGTTTTTGGGTTCGTGGAGTTGATTTAAAATATCCAGAACACTGGAAAACATATGCAGATGATTTTGTTATTGGAGACCTAAGACTTAAAGATGTTGTTGAGGATGTTTTAGATAAAAGATTTGACGAAGTTTACCAATTAGCAGCAGATATGGGTGGTGCAGGATACATAAACTCTGGAGATAACGATGCAGAGGTTATGGGAAATTCAATTTTAATAAATGTAAATGTTTTAAAGCAAGCAGAAAAGGTAGGAATTAAATCAGTATTCTTTTCATCTACCGCTTGTGTATATCCAGAATACAATCAGATGGATCCAGGGTCTATAAATACCAAGGAAGATTCTGTATATCCAGCAGCACCAGATACAGAGTATGGCTGGGAAAAACTTTTTAGTGAAAGACTTTACTTAGCATACAATCGTAATTACGGAATGAAAAATAAAATTGCTCGTTACCATAATGTATACGGACCATATGGAACTTGGGATGGAGGCAAAGAGAAGGCCCCAGCAGCAATTTGTCGCAAGGTAGCAAAAGCAATAGACGAAATAGAAATTTGGGGTAATGGAGAACAACACAGATCATTTTTATATATAGATGAGGCGGTAAAGGCAACTATAGATTTTTATAGAGAAGATAAATATTTTCAGCCAATTAATATAGGATCTGAGAGAAATGTTTCAATCAATGAGTTGGTAGATATAGTTTCTACAATAGCAGATAAAAAATTAACAAAAAGATATGTGGATGGCCCATTAGGAGTACATGCAAGAACATCTCATAATGAACTTATAAAAAATATTTTAGGCTATAGACCAAGCGAAGATTTAGAATACGGATTAAAGCAAACCTATGATTGGATTAAAGGCCAGATAGATAATGTCAGGTAAGATATTTTTTCAATTATACAATCCAACAGGAATGATAAATCAGGTAATGAGTTTAGAACTTGCTGTAGGCCTTGCACATGAAACGAATAAAAATTTAATTGTTCATTATGTTAGTAATAATGGAGATAATCTGTATGACTTTAGACCAGTTCCAATTTATACACCTAGTAGATGGCATAATGCTCAAAGAGAAAGTTTTACAAATCCAGATCAGTTTCCACATTTATTAGACTTGGTTGATTTTAATAAAGATTTAATTTTTATAGATCAAAAGATAGATTTTTTTAAACAACAAGAGTTTTTGGCAGAAGATGTTACATCAAACTATTATTATAGTAAAGAAAGCAATATTTCTGATGATGAATTATTATTTGCTGAAAATAGACAAAGGATACCTCTAGATAAAAATGTTCATTTAAAGAGAACTCTTGGTTGGTACTCAAGATTTTTTTATAATAGAAGTTCGGAATTAGATAACACTTTATCTTCTATAAAATTTAAAAATTGTTATGTTTCTTTGGCAAACAAAATTTCTAATTCTTTAGGATCTTTTCAGGGCATGCACCTAAGATTATCTGATCACATAAAGATGTTTGATACCACACAAGATATGTTTGAGTCATGGTTAAATAAATTTGAAGAAAATAATATTCCAATAGTCGTTTCAACATGTGAACCAAATCATAAAATGGTTCAAGATAATAAGCATAGGTTTATTTTGCTAGACGAATATATTGTAAATAACTTTAGAGAAGATTTTATGGCGTTGCCATTTCAGGATGAGGTTGTTTTTGGATTAATCTGTAATCTAATACTACATGACTCAATTAATTTTGTAGGAACTTCTGGAAGCACATATACTGCATATATTCATAGAATAAGAAATCAAAAAGGAATAGAAACTTGGGATTTTTTTGATAATCCAGAAAAGGCAGAAGGAAAGCCTTACTCATGGAATAATTATAAACTTGACTTAGGAAGAAAGATGTGGTGGAGAGAATGGCCAGAATCCAAATTAAATTTATAAAAAGACTTATACTTAAATATAGAATGTGGAAAAAGTATAGAAAAATTAAAAAGTCTAATCTGATATACTAATATTTATGTTTGAAACACTCTATAATTCAGGATTAATTCCAGCAGGTCCAATAAACTCAAAAACAGATTTTATTGCTGCACATGCTGAAGTACCTAGACCAGAATATAATTACACATGGAATAGTGATGGTTTGAGATCTATTGATTTTGCTACAAAGCCAGAAATTATAGCGTTAGGTTGTTCCTTAACATTAGGACAAGGACTTCCAGTTAACCTAAGATGGACAGATCTATTATCTAAAAAAATAAATAAACCTATAGGAAATATTTCATATAGCGGAGCAGCGATCAACAAACTAGTTTCTAGTTTTTTTGGATTAATTAATAAATATGACTATGTTCCAAAAACAGTTATTTGTAATTTTGCTAATTTTGAAAGATTTTATTTTGTTACACCAAGCGGTGAGTCTATGCAAGATTGGTATATAAATTATTCTCCAAAAGTTACAAAAGCATCAGCACCATGGAATTATGAAGAAATACTACCATACGAATGGGTATATTATCAAAATTTAGAGCACATAAAAATGCTTGAAGTCTTTTGTAAAACTAATAATATTAATTTAATTTGGAGCACATGGTCAAATGCTTTATCTGAAAACAATGAATTATTTTTATCAACAGAATTTAAGAATTATGTTAAAGATATTACCAGAGCAGATTTTCCAAAAGATTTTGAGTTTACCATCAATGGCGTTAAAATAGAAAATTTACTGCCTCACTACAAAATGATTAATTGGGAACATCACGGCTGCCATAAAGATTATTATGAAAACTATAAAGATATATTTGATTATGGATATGATTATCACGCAATACCATACGATTATGGAAGAGTTAAAGGACCAGGATCTCACAGACCACATCCTGGACTACACAGACAATTACACTGGGCAGACTTTTATTATCAAGAATTAACAAAAAGAAATTGGCTATGACAGAAATAGTTAAAGAATTTAAAACAACAGACGGACTTGGTGCTATGCTGTGGAAAAAAATTTATGCAATGTCATATGCAAAACATTATAGAAAGTTATTTCAAGACACCCCAATTGAATGGTTTTTAATTCATGAGTCAGACGGTATAGATGGAGAGTCAGATCCTAAATATTTTGAGTTAATGAATAAATTTAATAACCTTCTTTACAATCCATGGAAAAATATAGATTTTGACAATATACCATATAAAGTATTATGTCCAGATATAGGATTAGGAACAGAGCCTCCAGGTTTTGCAAAAAATAATAATGATAAAGAATTTATAAAAGAAGCCACTGCATTTAATAAATTTTCTGATATTGTGCATAATTCTATAGTAATACATATTAGAAGAGGAAATGCAATACCTGAAAATCCAAGATATACGCCAGATCATTTTTATGAAAATGTTTTGAGGCAAATAGAAAGAATTGTTAATAGATGTCAATTAGAAAATCCAGATGTGTTTATTTGTACTGATTCTACAAATAAAAATTTTGTTCCAAAAGGAATAAAGCAAGAGAGAATGTGGCATCAGCCACACTTACATAAAGATTCTTCTGGTTACTATCCACACACTAGTATAGATTTTGATTTACTTAAAAATGTTTTTCCAAATTTAAAAATAAAAAATGACTTAGATACCTACGATTCTTTTATTTTTATGTTAACTGCAAAAGTCCTTGTAGTTGGAAACTCTGCATTTAGTCAGTCTGCAGGTATGCTATCTACAAACCATGTAATCGGTATGCCAGAAAAAAATGGTCTGGACTCCAGGCACAACCATTTTAAAAATAAAATAGGAGGCCTGGATCCAGCAGGCAATTTATTGTGGGAAGCCCCGCATTAAATGCTTAGTCCTTGGAGTAATGCCTTTCCAGGCAATCCAGTTTTCACCGCCATTTGACATGTGAAATGCAACTTGGGCATTTAATACTGGATTAAATAACTCATAGTTTGACTCTAATTTAAACTTATCTCTACGTTCAGGACCAAGGTCGCCAATCATATTTATTTGAAATAAGCCATAAGAACTATCTCCAGTTCTTTTGCTAAGGTTCAATGCCATTGGTCTACCGCCAGATTCCTTCTTAGCAATAGCCCAAGCCTCCCTTAGTTTTTGACCTTCAAAGCCTACTAATGCTAGTAGATTTTTAAGGTCTTTGTCAGATAGATTTACAGCATTTTTGTATTTTTCTAACTGATCTTCTTTAGCCTCAGAAACACTTTTGGCCACTTCCGTGGCCTCAATAGTCTCTTCAAGCACGATATTTTTACTATCGTTTAATCGGTTTTCAGAAGCATTAGCGACATTTGAGTAAACCCCAAAAATAGCCAATATGCTGAGTGTGCCAATGATGTTCCTATTATTATTCATAAAGTTAATCATAGTTTCCTCCTTAGAAACGAATAACACCCTTTTGGGGTGCTATATTACTTCCAAGTATAACATATGTTATTTTTGTTTGTCAACTTTATAAAAATGGTATAATAATAGTATCATGGCAACAATAAATAATACAAATGACGGTGTTTTTAATCTCCCATACCCCTTATCAACAGATCCAGTAGATGTTCATGGAGATATTGAATCTTTAGTTGAAAGACTTTTAGTTGTTTTGCCACCATTAGGATTGTCACAATTTCAGATAGCAGTTAGAAATAATACAGCGTCAAGTTTAGTTGCAGGAACCCCAGTAATAGGCACTGGCTCAATTACAGTTAATGGAAATCCAAAAGTTTATGTAGAGATAGCAACCACAGATACAGATTCACCAATACTTGGATTAATTAAAACAGACATCGATGCTGGAGAAGATGGAATAGCGGTGGTTGCTGGTGTTATGGAAAACATTAATTTATCAGACGGTACTTTTGAAAATGGATCTGCCATTTATGTTAGTTCAAGTGGATGGATTACTGGAACGAGACCAGTAACAGGAAATGCAATAGCAGTCGGAGTAGTGGCACACTCTGGAAGTAATGGGGTTATTGTAGTTCAGGCAAAAGGTAATGGAACATGGGGAGCATTAAAAGACGGATTGTCTTAATATGATATAATCAACATATGGCAACTTATCGTGGATCCGCTTCTTCGTATGATATAGGTGAAAAACCACCAACAGTTATTTGGACTGTAGTTCGTGGAGACACATCTGGTTTTAAGGTTTATGTAGTAGATGATGCGGGGGACCCATTAATTATTCCAGATTGGAATATTAATATGAAAATTAAGCGTCCAAACAATACAGCAGATCTTGGAATTATCACAGATGATGCCACGCTAATTATGGATTTATATCCAGCAGCAGATGCAGATGATCTTGTAGGAGAATTTACAGTTTGGTTAACTTCTTCAGAATCTTTTATTTTACAAACTGGAGACATCTTTGATATTCAGTTATCAGATGCTACAAGAGTATGGACAGTTGCTCAGGGTAGCATGAAGATTCTTGAAGATGTAACAGATTAATGGCAAGAGCAACACTATCAAACCTGCAACATAAAACAAAATATATAAAACCAATTGACTACTCTGTAAAACAAATAAACTTAATTGCTCCAACAGTAACAATAAAGCACGACTTACCATTTAGGGTAAGATTCAAATCTATACAAATTGAAGGATACAGTGCTTCTAATCCACCCCCAATTCCGCTACAAGTGATTGGCTTTAGTAACTGGATTCTCTAAAAATATAAAAAAGGAGTTATAATAAGGTCATGGCAAAAATCTCAGTCCCAACACTAAAAACCAAGTTTCAAACTGGTGATCGTCCTTCACAACAGGATTACGAAGATTTAATTGATTCAACCTCAGCCCGTTCCACAGATCTCGGAACAATGGGTAATAATGAAAATACAATTACTGGTATTGAGAATGCCACAGTGATTGATAATTTTGATGCCACAGAGTGGCGAATGGTTAAGTATATTGTTTCCATTGCTAAGACAACAGCAGGAGATAATAAATTTTATGCAACAGAGTTGACCATCTTGGTAGACGGTACAAATGTAAATGTCTCTGAGTATGGCACGATAGACAATGATGGGAATATTGGCACCATTAGCGTCTCTAGGGTAGGAAATACAGTTTCGTTAACTGTTACTCCAGACCCTGCAATTAAGCCAGTCACAGTTCGTTATGCACGAATTGGACTTAAGGCATAAATAAGGAGATAAAAAATGGCAACAGTAACAAAAGACTTTAAGGTAAAGAATGGTCTTATTGTTGAAGGCACAACAGGTACCATCGACGGTCAAGATATTCTTACAAAGAAAGTAGACGACCAAAACTATATTATTGGTCTTATTGGTGGAACAGCCACCTCAATAAACACACCAAATGCAGTTGTAAAGCGTGATGCTAATGGCAACTTTGCTGCTGGTGAAGTAACAGCAGATCTTGTTGGTGATGTAACTGGTCAAGTATCAGATATTTCAAACCATGATACAGATGATCTTTCAGAAGGTGCATCAAATAAATATTTTACAGATGCAAGAGCAGTAACTGCAAACACTGGTTTGTGGGACACAATTGGTGCAGCAGCAGATGCAGAGGCAGACGCAATTCTTGCAGCACAGCAGTACACAGATGGAGAAATTCAAGATGAAGTAACTGCTCGTGATGCAGCAATTCTTCTTGCTAAGAATGATGCAATTGCAGATGCAGCATCAGATGCTACAACAAAAGCAAATGCAGCAGAACAGAATGCAAAGGATTACACAGATGACGAGATTGCTGCAGAAGTAACTCGTTCAAATAACTATGCAGATGCAGCAGCCACAACAGCAGAAAATAATGCTAAAGCATATGCAGATGGACTTTCATCTGGTCTAAACTGGAAGCAAGCAGTTCATCTTCTATACGATGCAGCGATTCCAGTACTATCTGGTAGCGGAGCATCACAGTTAATTATTGATGGACATGACCCACTAGGAGATGCAGATAGCGGATACAGAGTTCTTGTTACTCAGTCATCAGATGCTGGTATCTATGTTTTCAATAGCACAGGCGGAAACTGGACACTTACTCGTCCAGAAGATGCAGACGCATTTGCTGAACTAGTTGGTGCAGCAGTATTCGTAATGGAAGGAACCAATTATGGTTCTACAGCATGGGTACAGGCTAATCACTATCTAAGTGGTTTTTCTGGACAATCATGGACACAGTTCTCAGGTCAGGGTACATACCTTGCAGGAAATGGTTTAACACTTGATGGCACAACATTTGAAATTGATACAAATGTTACTGCTACAAAGTTGTATGCAGATGGTGTTGCACAAGATGCACAAGATGCAGCAATTGCACATACAGATGCTCGTGAAATTGCAATTACATCTGCTTACGAAGGATATGCCAATGGTGTAGCCCTTACTGCAGAACAAAATGCAAATCTTTACACAGATGGAAAGATTTCTGATGAAGTTGAAGATCGCAATGATGCAATTAACAATGCGATTAATGCTCTTACAACATCTGACATTGAAGAGGGTACAAACCAATACTACACAACCTCTCGTGCTAAGACAGATGCAGCAGCACTTATCACAGGTGCAACAAAGACTAATATTGTTATCACAGGTGATGAGAATGGTCTTACAATTACCGCAGAAAATGGTGTTGCAGATTCAACTACAAATGATCTTGTAGAAGGAACTGGTCCAGGAGCAAATCTATACTTCACAGATGCTCGTGCAGTATCTGCTCTTGAGGCAGTCACACCTGACTTCCCAGCAGTAGACATTGCTTCTGTTGCAAAGCAGGTAGCAGCATCACATAATGTACCAACAGCAAGCACACATACTGCATACGCATGGGCACACGCTTCATACCGTTCTGCAGAATTCCTTGTGAAGATTGCTAATGGTTCACATACAGATGTTTCAAAGGTTATCTTAACACTTGACTCATCAAACAATGTAGCAATTACAGAATATGCAATGGTTGGAACAAATGGCTCATTAGGATCTGTTTCTGCAGATATCGATGGATCAAATGTTCGTCTTCGTGTTGCAACCAACAACAATAACTCAGATGTTCTTGTTGTAGGAACACTTTTAGCATAATAAATAAATAAAAGAGGGAGTGGTAGATCTTGGCAACAGTAGATAAAGATTTTAAGGTCAAGAATGGACTAGTCGTCGCTAACGGCGGTAGTTTTGGAGGATCTGTAGTTGTAGGAGAACCTACACTAAGCACACATGCTGCTACCAAGGCATATGTAGATGCTATGGCTGGTGGAATACCAGTTGATTCTACCCCTCCCTCTTCACCAGAAAATGGTGATTTATGGTTTGATACATTAACAGAAAGAGTACATGTATATTATAATTCTTCTTGGTTGGCTATTGCTACCCTTGAAGATGCTGAAACACTTCAAGATCACATACACGATACATCTATTGACGGAAATGGTTTAATTGTTACCATGTTCGTTTCTGGCGGTACATATAGTGATCCAGGTGTAGTTATAGAAGGTGGCTCATACAACACCTCAAGTTGGTCAGAAACTTGGGATGGTGGAGTTGCTACAGATAATTTCAATTAAAAATTGATGTTATAATACATTTATAAAACGGTAGAAATACCATAAGGAGAGAAAAAACATGGCAACAAGAATGCAACAGCGCAGAGGAACAGCAGCACAATGGACTTCTGCAGATCCAATTTTAGCAGCAGGCGAAATCGGCTTTGAGTCCGATACAATCAAGTTTAAGATAGGTAATGGTGTTGATCACTGGTCAGACCTAAACTACTTCGTTGATGGAGCCACACTTGTTGACGGCGCTCCAGGATTATTAGATACTTTAAATGAACTTGCTGCAGCAATTGGAGACGATCCAGCATTTTTTGCTACAGTAGCAAGTGATGTTAGTGCAGTTCAGTCTACTCTCTCCACACATGAAACTGACTCAACAAATGTTCACGGAATTACAAATACTGCAGATTTAGCAACAAAGTCTTATGCAGATACTGCAGTTTCAACTCATAATTCAGACACAACAAATATTCACGGTATTTCTGATACAGCAGATTTAGTTTATGATGCTGACTTAGATGCACATACAAACTCAACAACAAGCGTACACGGAATTAATAATACGGCAGATCTTGCAACACAAACATATGTAACTAATGCTATTTCTGATCACCACCTAGAAACAGAAAATATTCATGGAATTACAAATACAGCAGATTTAGCAGTACATTCTGATTTGTCTACACTTGAATCAAATCTTGAATCATACACAACTGATGCAATTGCAGATCACGAAGCAGATACCCTGGATGTTCACGGTATTGCAGACACAGCAGCATTGGCTACAAAGATATATGCTGACGGTAAGGCATCAGATGCAGAAACAGCAGCGACAAATGCAGCAGCATCTGCATTATCTTCACATAGTTCAGACACAACAGATGTTCATGGAATCTCTGACACATCTCTATTGGCAAGAACTGACGGAGCAGTATTTACTGGTTATGTAACTGTTCCACAAACACCAGTTTTAAACGGACATGCTGCAAGCAAAAGATACGTAGATCAGGTTGCTGCTGGAATTAACTTCCACCAACCAGTTGTTGCAGCAACAACAGCAGCAATTACTCTTAGCGGAACACAAACAGTCGATGGAGTTTCTTTATCAGTTGGTGATCGTGTTCTTGTAAAGAATCAAGCATCACTACCAGATAACGGTATTTATGTAGTAGCATCAGGCTCATGGACAAGAGCAGAAGATGCAGATGGAAATCCAGAGGGAGAATTAGATACTGGAGACTTTGTTTATGTTTTGAATGGAACCTATAACAAGGGATTTGGATTTGTATTATCATCACCTGGACCAATTGAAGTTGGAACATCAAATGTAAATTATGTTCCGTTTAACTCTACAGTTACAGTAGAACCAGGATATGGTTTAGAAGAGACTGTTCCAGGAGAACTTGCCGTAGATGGATCAGTTATTGCTCCTTTGGCAAATCCAACATTTACTGGTACCGTAACATTGCCTAACTCTACAGTTTCAGAAGCAGTTATTGCAAATGATGCAGTTACAACTTCAAAGATATTAGACTCAGCAGTTACTACAGGCAAGATTAACGATTCTGCAGTTACAACTGGAAAGATTAATGGCGGAGCAGTTACAGAAGATAAAATTGCAAATGGCTCAGTTACAACTGATAAAATTAATAATTTAGCAGTTACAACTGGAAAGATTAATGATTCTGCAGTAACAACTGATAAGGTACATGATTTAGCAATTACAACTGCTAAACTAGATGCATTATCAGTAACAACTGGAAAAATTACTGACTCTGCAGTTACTACAGACAAGATTAACGACTCTGCAGTTACTACTGCTAAGGTAAATGATCTAGCAATTACAACTGCAAAGATAGACGATGGAGCAGTTACATCTGCTAAAATTGCAGATGGAGCAATTGTTGACGCAGACATTAATGCAACAGCAGCAATTGCCCAGTCTAAGATTTCAGGTCTTACAACTGATCTAGGTCTTAAGGCACCAAAGGCAGACCCAACATTTACTGGTACAGCAACAGCAGCCAATTTAACTGCTACTGGTACAGTAACAGTATCATCATCTGGAATAGTATTTACAGATGGAACACAAACAAAAGAAGGCGTTCCATCAAGAACTCCAATTGTGTCAAAAACAGTAAGTTATACATTAAGTGCACTAACAGAAAGAGATTCATTAATTGAAGTTAACTCTTCTTCTGCAACAACAGTAACAATTCCAACAGACGCATCTGTGGCGTTCCCAGTAGGAACTTCCCTAGATATTCTTCAGGTTGGAACTGGACAAGTTACAATTGCAGGTGCATCTGGAGTAACTGTTAATGCAACTCCTGGACTTAAGTTAAGAACACAATGGTCTGGTGCTACATTATTCAAGAGAGCATCAAACACTTGGGTTGTTTACGGCGATCTATCTGCCTGAATAGGTAGTCCTTCACCCGCACCCGCTCCTGTAGCGCCTAGCCCAGTTGCACCTTCACCAGTTGCACCTTCCCCTGTACCATCACCAGTAACACCACCATCATTCCCACCTGCACCAACACCTGCACCAACACCAGCACCTGTAGCACCGTCTCCAGTTGCACCAGCACCTGTAGCACCGTCTCCAGTTGCACCAACACCAACACCAACACCCGCACCTGCGCCAGTGGCACCTTCGCCAGTCTATGTAGCACCTACACCTGTAGCACCTACACCAGTACCAACACCTGCACCTACACCAACCCCTACACCTGCTCCAGTTGCACCTTCACCAGTTCCAACACCAGTCCCAGCACCTGTAGCAGCACCTTCACCAACTCCAGTTGCTGCATCTTGTGACTGTTCTTGGCAAGGATGTAGCGTATCATGTTGCTTACCATGCGGAGGTATAATGAGCGGAGGAGAATGTATAGTTTGTTAATTAATATTAATTAAAAATAGTGTTATAATTAACACATCATATGCCTATAATAAATAGTCATATAAAAGGAGAAGATAATGGCAACAAAGAAAACTGGAAGAAAATCTCAGGCAGCAAATGACTTTTTAGAGCCTAAAGCACCAACTGGAGTATCTGCATCAGATGTAGGTACAAGTAGATCATTTAATGATGGTGCAGCAGTTGTTTCATTTTCTTTGCCAGCAGATTCTCCTGCAGCAACATCTTATACAGTAACTGCTAGTGATGGTAAAACAGCAACAGGTGCTTCTTCTCCAATAACAATTGCTGGACTTACATCAAACACAAATTATACATTTACAGTAACTGCTACAAACAATGCTGGAACATCTTTATCTAGCGCTGCTTCAGCATCAACACTAATTACAACTGTACCAGGACTTCCAACAGGAATTTCTGCTACTTCAACAGTAGCAAATCAAGACACAGTCTCATGGACTGCCCCATCAAATAATGGTGGAAAAACTATAACTGGATACAAGGTAAAGTCTTCAGACGGACCAGTTTATACAGTAGGCAATGTAACATCAACTACAATTTCAGAAACTGGTGGAACAAGCCAGACATATCAGGTTTTAGCAATTAATGGTAATGGAGATGGAGCATACTCTGCAAGTTCTTCTTCAGTTACTACGGTTTCTCCATTCTTCCCGCCATTCTTCCCACCATTCTTCCCACCATCATTCCCGTTCTTCCCACCATTCTTCCCACCTTACTTCCCACCATTCTTCCCACCATCATTCCCGTTCTTCCCACCATTCTTCCCACCTTACTTCCCACCGTTCTTCCCACCATCATTCCCGTTCTTCCCACCATTCTTCCCACCATCATTCCCGTTCTTCCCACCATCCTTTGGACCGTTCTTCCCACCATCCTTTGGACCATCATTCCCGTTCTTCCCACCATCCTTTGGACCGTTCTTCCCACCATCCTTTGGACCGTTCTTCCCACCATCCTTCTGTCCAACATTTGGTAGCCCTTTCATGAGATTCTACTAAAATATAATAGAAACTAAAGTACACCATAGATTGTTAAAAGCAGTCTATGGTGTATAATAGTTTATATGACTAAGTGGTATGATCTTCCAAGAAATGAAACAACACAAAATCGTTTACCAGATAATATTATTAATAATAATATAAGTGTTATAAATTTAGAATATGGTATAAATTTATATAGAAATGCTATAACTAAAGATAAATGTAATGATGTTATCAATAATATAGAGTCTGCTATTTCAGAAGGTAATCCTTTAATTTTCTGGCGGGGAGCACAAGTAAATGCTCAAGAAAATATTGATGATGTAAGAAATTGTGTAGATTTAAAGTTTAAAGAAGAACATCTAGGCACTATCCTTCCAGAAAATAAAAAACTTTCTGAGGCATATAGCATAGTCAAAAACTCCCTAGATCTTTGCATGAGAAATTATGAATCCTTGTGGCATTTACAAATGCAGTATTATGAAGCATTTAATTTTGTAAAGTATTCACCTGGAAAATATTTTAAAATTCATGCAGATCATGGACCATACTATACCTGCACTGTTTCTGCTGTTGTTTATTTAAATGACGACTATGAAGGTGGAGAGATTGATTTTATAAGGCATGGTATAAAGATAAAACCACAGGCTGGAGATATAGTTATATTTCCTTCTAACTTTGTATATGAACATGCATCTTGTGAAGTATTTTCAGGTAATAAATATTCAGTTGTAATTATGACAGATTACAATGATAGTTTTCATAAAAATGAGTATAATACTTATAATAAAGGAGAAGGCAATGATTAATGAACAACAAGCACAAAATAATGGTCAAATAAGAGGTTCTGGTCTTGTTCCAGAATCAGGAAATGTTAAGGGTCAAACATGGAGTAGTAAAGAAGAATTGGCATTGGGTATTTGGGTTTATCATGATGTTTTGCCAAAAGAATTAGACTTGATTAATAGAATAGAAGATGTTTTGACTGATGAAAAAAGTTTTTATAACTGGTTGCCAGCATATGTAGGATATCAACAATTAATGCCAGAATACCGAGACTGCGTTGACTTTAAGTTTAAGAAAACAGATATTGAACATGATCCATCAGAAGCATCAAAAAAACTTCAAAAAATATGGCAAGATTGTTTTGACAGAAAAAAGGCAGTTGTAGACGACTATACAAGAAACTATAGACTTGGTGAGTTGAGATACTGGGAGGCAATGAACTTTGTTAAGTATGGCCCAGGTCAACACTTCCAGGAGCATCATGACCACGGATATTCATATAACTGTACAGTTTCTATGGTTGCGTACATTAATGATGATTACGATGGTGGAGAGTTATTTTTTAGATATCAAGGATTAAACTTAAAGCCAAAAGCAGGGGATCTTTTTATTTTTCCATCTAACTTTGTTTATCCACACCGTGCTATGCCAGTACATGATGGACTAAAGTATTCAATAGTTACCATGTTGGACTATAGTGCAAAGTTTCATACTGCAGAAATGTTTCAAGAAACTGGTGACTAATCTTGATCATTAATGTACATCAAAGAAAAAATTTTCCAGTTCAGTTTGATACACTAAAAGTAAGACGGGACTGGATGGATGAAACTTTTGATAAACATGCATATCATTGTTTTCCAGTTTCTCTAGCAAATCAGTTAGGGTGGACATTCTCGTATCCAAAAGATATTTCTTTTATCTGGAAAGGAAAAGACCCTAATTCGGTTGCAGATGATATTGAAATACTTTCTGGAGGAGAATATATACATCCAAATAGAGCAAACGGAACTATAAGTTTTACTACTGGATTAACATTTCAAACTGAAGAAAATCTTAGTATTTTAATAATGCCAGTTCCAAATCAGTTTATCGACGGCGCTCAATGCTTCACATCGATAGTCAGCACATCTGTATTAAAAACAGATCTACCAGCAGCCTGGAAAGTTACTAGATCTAATGAGATTATCACCATACCAGCAAATACTCCAATAGCATCTATTATTCCAATATCAATTAAATCTGTAGAAAACTTTGAGGTAATTTTACAAGATGAAAATTTTTCGCAAGAATATTGGAAGTCTATCACCGACTACGGAAAAGGCTCAGAAGAAAAGTCAAAGTTGGGTCAGTGGACTGATTTTTATAGAAATGCAACTGATGAAAAAGATAATATCATTGGAGAACATGAATCAAAAAACATTAAACTAAAAATAAAGGACACTAGAAGTGGAAGATAATAAAATTGTTTTTAGAGCAAACAAGGCATGGCTAGATAAAGAAAGCAACTCTGCTCCAAAACCAATATCAAGAACAATACCAGATTGGTACAGAAAAGCAGACAGATTTGCTAAAAAACCAGATGGTGAATATTATCAAGATCCAATGACAAATGGAAAAATTCCTACTTGGAAAGCCTGTCCTGCAATTTTTGATATTATGGCAACTGGTTATTGTTTTAGAACTCCATGCGATTTTACTTTTACATTAAAGGAAAATGGTGAGTACAAGGTTACTCCAAAAAGTTCAAAGTATGCTAGTTTTATTGAGCCACGAGGTGTTCTGCCACAGTTCACAGTACCTCATGGTTATAAAGAAACGCACTTTGCATGGTTTGCAGATTGGCAAGTTATAGTTCCAGAAGGATATAGTTGTATATACATTCATCCAGCAAATAGATTTGAACTACCATTTATTACAACTTCTGGAATAATAGATAATGATAATTTACATAACCCTGGCTCTTTGCCATTCTTTTTAAAAGAAGGTTGGGAAGGGGTAATAGAAGCGGGTACTCCAATTATTCAAATAATTCCTTTTAAAAGAGATAATTGGGATTCAGAACACGAAGAACAAAATAATGCTATAGATATAGTAAAAAACCAAATGGAAATAACCTCTTTTTATAGAACGACTCCAGACGGAGGAGTATATAAAAATAAAGTTTGGACACCTAGACGCTACTCTTAGATCGGATGGTATAATACAAATATGGAAAATAATTTAGCAAAAGCAGACGGACAAAGACCAGAGTTTGATAATAATAGACCAACAGAAAAGTTTTCTATAACACCATCTGGGTGGTTTGGCAATGGACCAGAAATGATACAAGCAAGAGAAAACTTTATGACTCAAGAAGAGTTAGATTTTTTATCTAATGCTGCAAGAGATATTACAATTTGGGATATTACAGAAACACACTATAACGAAGATGGAACAGTTATTTATGATTCAGATTATTGGAAAGATCGTGTTGCAACAAGTAGGGCTTTAAATGCAAACAATCCAGAAATAATTCCTGCAATTGTAAATATGCAACTTAGACTAAAGCAAGATGTTGATAAGTTTTATAATGTTGATGCTGATCCTACGCCACCCGCTATAGTGAGATGGCTTCCAGGACAACTTCAAATGCCACATGCAGACAAAGAACTTCATGAAGGTGATAATGCAGGAAAGCCAAACGATTTTCCGTGGTACGATATTGCTGGATTATTTTATTTAAATGATGACTATGAGGGTGGAGAACTATACTTCCCTAATCAAAATATTCAGTTTAAACCAAAACCAGGAGCAGCGTATTTTTTCCCAGGAGACATGAACTATATACACGGAGTAACAGAAATAAAAAGCGGGATTAGATATGTTGTTCCATTCTTCTTTACAATTTTAAAACATACTGGTGATAGAAAGCCATGAGTTTAAATTTTTCAACTTTTATAGAGCCAGGAGATAATGCTTATAGGTTCGATAGGGAGTGCATAGATATTGATTTTAATAAAGAGTTTAATATAAAAAAACTTGATAAAAATATTTATGTTTATAAAAATGTTTTTAAAAATCCAAAAAGAATGGTTGAAATATTAAAAAATGCAGAAAACGATTCTGATAAAACATTCTGGCTAAAAAATTGGGCACAATGGTCAATATTTGGAACTTATGTTCAGTGGAACGGTAAGGATGTTCCGCTAGACGAAATATCACAAAATGACCCACTTTACACTGAAGAGTTGTTAATGTTAAATGAAGTTGTTGCTTCTTTTTATGAAACAACAGATCATTTTTTAAAAGATCACAATTTATCTGTAAAAGATAATTGGAAAGTGATGGGGCCTTCTCTTTGTAGATATGATCATGATCACGATCATTCAATGGGTGATACAAACCAGTTAGCAATGGCATACCATACAGACTACAAATATTTAGAGGCTGATGCCGAGGGTTATCAATTTGTGTTAACTTTTACAGCATACTTAAATGATGATTATGAAGGCGGAGAACTTGTTTTGGTTTTACCAAATAAAGAAATAATTAAATATAAGCCAGAGGCTGGCGACATAGTTATATTTCCATCAGGTCACCCAGACTTGTTAGGAGAAGATGGAATATATTTTCATGCAGTCAATAGAATCAAAGATAAAGACAGATATATGATTAGATGCTTTTATCAAAAATATTTTGAAGGAACAGAAGAATGGCATAAGAATAAAGAATTATACGGAGAAGAGCAGTGGAAAAAAATGGAAAGAGATAGAGTCATAGAGTTAGAGAAAAAAGAAACTAACCTAGGTTTTATATTAGGAGAAAATAAATGATTATAGAAGATTTATCTACAGATAAAATAATTTATTTGCAAAAAAAACCAAACGATAATCCTCTAAGTATTTTGGGAATTGAGGAAAACTTTATTGCAGAAATAAAAGATTTTATTGATGAAGAAACATGCAATAATATGATTAGTTTTTTTGAAGCAAAAGCAGAGATGTGGGGAGACATCGCATTTTATGGATCTTTAGGAATGGGCCTTGCACCAAACGATCCGTTACTCTCAAAGTATAACTTAGATGGAGATCATTTTGACAAACTTAGAGAAAAATTTAAAGAAGCAGTAGAGTTAGCATCTGGAAGAAAAGTAAGACCAAACACGTCTCATGCACAAAAGTGGGATGTAGGTGGTTTTGCAGCACCACATTCAGATAATTCAGATTTTCAAGGTAATCCAAATGCTTTTGAAATTAACAAGTATGTAGGAATTTTATATTTAAATAAAAATTATGAAGGTGGAGAATTATTCTTTTGCAAAGAAGTAAACTCAGATTCTGGAAACACTGATACTGAAGGAAAGCCAGTACCAGATTTTGATACTTATCTTTCTTTTAAGCCAAACGCTTTTTCATATTATATATTTCCAGGAGGCGTAGAGAACGTACACGGTGTAAGTGAAATCACAGAGGGAACTAGATACACCATGGTTTCATTTTGGGATTATGAAGAAGCAGAGTACGACCAGGCTACATTAGATAGATGGGACGAAGAAGAAAAAGAGGTTAGAAGAAAGCAAGCAATACAAAAGGAAGAGTGGCAAAAAGGCAATAAATATGCTTAACTCTACTGAATATAAAAATGATATTGTTGAATTCTTTAATGTTTTATCTGAAGAAGAGTGCAACCAATTAATTAATTATTTTAATTCTGACGAATCACAATGGCAGGTAACTTGCTTCTACGGTAGTCGTGTAATGGATCCATATATAAATTTAAACGATTCTAGTCATATAACAAGAGAATATTTGGATAATCTTAGAATAAAATTTAAAGATATTGCACTTAATGTTTGTAAAAAAGATTTAAAGAATTTAAGTTTGAGTGCTCATAAGTGGGACATTGGTGCATATGCAGATCATCACTCAGATAATACAGAATTGGATGGAACTCCAAATGCTTGGCAAGATAATAAATTTGTAACAATTGTTTATTTAAATGATAACTACGACGGTGGAAATCTTTTATTTAAAGATCATGATTTATCAATTTCTCCAAAACAGGGCAGTGTTGTTGCTTTTGATCCAGGATTTCATAACCTGCACGGTGTATCAGAAATAAAAACTGGAACCAGATATACTATGCTTGCTTCATTTGACTATACTGATTCTACTTATGATAGAGATCTTCTTGAATGGAGAAAAGAATATTCGATAGAACAAGAAGAACAAAGAAAAAATTGGGACTCACTAAATCAATGAATATTTTAGAGTTAGAAAAAAATATAATTGTTTATAAAAACATTATTAAAAATCCTGAATCAATAATTAAGTCTATTAATTTAGAAAAAGAATGGTCTAGTTGGTATACATTTGGAGAGATCACACAGTTAAAAATTAATGAAAAAAGGTTTGTTAATTTTCCAAGCATAGATGAGTGGACCCTACATGTTAAAGAAGATAGTTCTTTGCTTGATGTAGAAAATGAAATTATTAATGCTTATTATTCATGTACTTCCGATTATGTGACTAGAACAAATATAAAATTAGATAATTGGTTCTTTTTTGCTCCACAAATTTGCAGGTATTTTGACAATGCTGGCGTAGATAAAGATGCTGGACTTGCAATGAACTTCCATACAGACTTTCAAAAAGAAAATAAGGATGAGCCAGGTAAGCAGCATATGATTACATGTAATATTTATTTAAACGACAACTATGATGGCGGAGAAATTGTTTTTAAGATCTTTAATGAGGATAGCACTTATTCTCAAATATCTTACAAACCAGAAGCAGGGGATATAGTTATTTTCCCATCTACAGAACCATACTATCATGGTGTAAATACATCATCTAATGGATTAAAGTATTTTGTCAGATCATTCTGGTATAAATATTTTGAGGGAACAGAAGAGTGGCACAATAACAAAGAAAAATATGGAGAAGATGTTTGGTTTAAGATGGAGCAAGAAAGAAAAGCCATTGAAAGAAAAGATGGCAGATATCATAAAAACTATTAACCTAAATAATAGCATTAGAGTTTTATAAAAGTAAAAACTCTGGTATACTTAACCAATAACAGTTTATTAAGGAGCAAATCTATGTCTGATTTTTTTAGTTTTCGTTTGTCTGAAGAGTTTATAAATGAGTATAAAACAAAGGAACCACCATTCGGTTTTACAGACGCAGGTGGTAATTCATTAGGAGAGATTACATTTATTCGTACCTACTCCCGTATGAAGGAAGACGGAACTAAAGAACGCTGGCATGAGGTTTGTCGTCGTGTAATCGAGGGTATGTATTCAGCACAAAAGAATCATGCAAAAGAAAACAGACTACCTTGGAATGACTATAAGGCACAGTCATCAGCAAAAGAAGCATTTGATAGATTATTTAATTTGAAGTGGACTCCACCAGGACGAGGCTTATGGTCTTTTGGAACAGCCCTCACTATGGAAAAGAAAAACTCTGCTGCGCTACAAAACTGCGCTATGGTTTCTACAAAAGACATAGATCGTAACGATCCAGGACAACTATTTGGTTGGGTTATGGATGCTCTAATGATGGGAGTAGGAGTCGGGTTTGATACTTTGGGCGGGGAGAAAAATCTAACCATCTATGACCCTACAGAACCACCACAGGTATATGAAATACCAGATACTCGTGAGGGATGGGTAGAGTCTGTTAGATTACTTATTAACTCATATTTGAAGCCTAACATGTATATCCAGGAGTTTAACTATGACCTCATTAGGCCTTTAGGCGCCCCTATTAAGGGTTTTGGCGGTACAGCAAGTGGACCTGCACCACTTATACAGTTGCACAAGCAGATCAAGTCTGTAATCGGCGGTAGAGCAGGAGAAACCCTTGACTCAAGAGCAATAGTAGACATCGTAAATCTTATTGGCACCTGTGTGGTATCAGGAAATGTCAGAAGATCTGCAACCTTGGCTTTGGGTGCAGCAGAAGATAAAGACTTTATGAATTTGAAGAACGCTGAGGTTTTCCCAGAGCGTAATTCATTTGATCCAGAGAATCCAGGTTGGGCATGGATGTCTAATAACTCCATTGCTGCGACGGTAGGTACAAAGTACGAGGACTACGTAGACCTAATCGTTAATAACGGTGAACCAGGATTTATTTGGCTTGATGTGGCTCGTAACTATGGTCGTTTAGCAGATCCAAAGGATGGCAAAGACTATCGTGTTATGGGCTTCAATCCGTGTGCGGAGCAGCCATTGGAATCATACGAACTATGCACATTAGTCGAGGTACATTTAAATCGTCATGAATCTAAGGAAGACTTCCTACGGACACTCAAGTTTGCATATTTGTATGGAAAGACTGTTACATTAATTCCAACACACTGGCAACAGACAAATGGTATTATGCAGCGCAATCGTCGTATTGGAACATCCCTTACAGGTATTGCATCCTTCTCAGACAAATTTGGCTTGCCTGTTGTGAGAGAATGGATGGACGAAGGATACAAGACTATTCGTAAATATGATCACTCTTATTCTGAATGGTTATGTGTTCGTGATTCCATTAGAGTCACAACTGTTAAGCCATCAGGGTCTGTATCAATTCTTTCTGGCGCAACGCCAGGAGTTCACTGGGCACCAGGCGGAGATTATTTCTTGAGAGCAAT